TTTTAGTTTATTTAAAGAACCTGGTAAATATAAATTTGATGAAACAAGTTTTTTATTTAATCAACAAGGAGAATTATTTAGAGAAAATAAAGTTTATTGTACAGCACCATTTAAATCTAAAGATTTTGTTAATTATTGGGATGACCAAAAATTAAAATGCAGAAAAGGTATAATATATAAATCTAAAGATGATACATGGTTTATTACAAGAGACTACTATATGTGGTTAAACTTTTTACCAATCTTTGATAAAGAACAACAAAAATTTGACTTTGCAAAAATTAGAGATGCTCAGTATCATATGGCACTATATGAACTACTTGCAGAACTTAATTATAAACATGTTGCTATTCTAAAGAAACGTCAGATAGCATCTTCTTATTTTCATATATCTAAGTTACTAAATCAGTTATGGTTTGAAGAAGGAGTTACCTTAAAAATGGGTGCTAGTCTTAAAGATTATATTAATGAAAAAGGATCATGGAAATTTCTTGCAGAATATGCTTCATTTCTTAATCAACATACTGCATGGTATAGACCTATGAATCCTGATAAAATTCTAATGTGGCAACAAAAAATAGAAATTAGAAAAGGTGATAGAAAAACAGAATCAGGTCTAAAAGGTACAATGCAAGGAATGTCTTTTGAAAAAGATCCTACAAATGGTGTAGGTGGACCAGTAAAATATTTCTTTCATGAAGAAGCAGGTATTGCTCCTAAGATGGATCAGACGTATGAATACATGAGACCTGCTATGAGATCAGGTTTGACAACTACAGGAATGTTTATTGCTGCAGGATCTGTAGGTGATTTATCACAATGTAATCCTTTAAGAGATATGATATTAAATCCTGACTCAAAAGATATATATGCTGTAGAGACAGATTTATTAGATGATAAAGGTACATTAGGTGTGTCAGGTTTATTTATTCCAGAACAATGGTCTATGCCTCCATTTATAGATTCTTATGGTAATTCACTTGTAGAAGAATCATTAGAAGCATTAGATAATCAATTTGAAAAATGGAAAAAAGAATTAAATCCAGAAGACTACCAATTAAGAATATCTCAGCATCCAAGAAATATTAAAGAAGCATTTGATCATAGATCTGTATCAGTTTTTCCTACACATTTAATTGCAGCACAAGCAAGAAGAATTGAAGAAAAAGAATATGCATATGAATTTTTAGATATCAGTACAGATACTAATGGTAAACCTTCTGTTACAACAAGTAATAAAAGACCAATAACAGAATTTCCTATATCTAAAAAAACTGAAGATAAAACAGGAGTATTAGTAGTATGGGAAAGACCAATTGCAGATCCTACATTTGGACAATATTATGCATCTATTGACCCTGTTTCTGAGGGAAAAACTACAACATCAGAATCATTATGTTCTATATATGTAATGAAAGCTCCTATAGAAGTTACTAAAATAAATGGAACAGAATCTGAAACATACATAGAGCAAGACAAAATAGTTGCAGCATGGTGTGGAAGATTTGATGATATTAATAAAACTCACCAAAGATTAGAACTTATAATAGAATGGTATAATGCATGGACAGTAATTGAAAATAATATTTCTTTGTTTATTCAATATATGATATCTAGAAAAAAACAAAGATATTTAGTACCTAAAGGACAAATTATGTTTTTAAAAGATATTGGTTCTAATGCAAATGTATTTCAGGAATATGGTTGGAAGAATACGGGTACATTATTTAAAGCACACTTACTAAGTTATACCATAGAATATACCAAAGAAGAGTTAGATGTTGAAACTAAAACAGATGGTACTATTGTAAGAACTAAATATGGTATTGAGAGGATTCCAGATCCTATGTTACTTAAAGAGATGCAAGAATATGCACACGGTGTCAATGTAGATAGATTGGTTTCTTTTGCTGCACTTGTTGCTTTTATGAGAATACAACAATCTAATAGAGGATATTCTAAAAGAGTTATTATGGATGAAGCAGCTAAAAACTTGCAAAAGTCAGAAAATTTGTTTAAATTAAATAGAAGTCCGTTTCGTCATGTTGGAGGAAATAGGGTATCAAATAGGACAGACTCAAAAAGATCTGCGTTTAAAAACTTAAAGTAAAATACTATGCAAATAATTAATGCAATGCAAGCAAAAAAAGGTGCTAAAGTTTCTCAAAATAGAATGGGAACTATTACTCAACCTTTGCAGTTTTTACCTAAAAAAGATAAAGATGATGAATGGGCTGCATGGAATCTTGATTGGTTAGAATGGGAAGGTTTAAAACAAATTAGAAGAAATGCCAGAAGACTTATGAAAAATTATAAGTTAGCAAAAGGTGTTATAGATAAAACAGATTATATTGTTGAAGAAAATAATGAATATAGAGATGTAGTTGATATGCTTACTCAAGAAGATACTTCTGCATTAGAGTTAAAGTTCTATCCAATTATTCCAAATGTAATAAATGTACTTGTAGCTGAGTTTGCAAAAAGGTCTACTAAATTATCTTATAGAGCTGTTGATGATTTCTCATACAATGAAATGCTTGAACAAAAAAGAGGACAAATTGAACAAACATTATTAGCAGATGCTACTACAAAAATGCAAGCTGCAATGTTAGAACAAGGTCTAGATCCTGAATCAGAGGAAGCAAAACAACAAATGAATCCAGAAAATCTTAAATCATTACCTGAAATAGAACAGTTCTTTAAAAAAGACTATCGTTCTATGGTAGAACAATGGGCTGAACATCAACATAAAGTTGATGTTGAAAGATTTAAAATGGATGAGTTAGAAGAAAGAGCTTTTCGTGACATGTTAATTACAGATAGGGAAGTGTGGCATTTTAAAATGTTAGAAGATGATTATGATGTTGAACTTTGGAATCCCGTTTTAACATTTTATCATAAGTCTCCTGATGTAAGATATCTATCTCAAGGAAATTGGGTTGGTAAAACAGATATGTATACCTTATCTGATGTTATAGATAAATTTGGATATCTACTTACTGAAGAACAACATACAGCTCTTGAATCATTATATCCTATTAAATCAGCTGGTTACAATATAGGTGGTCTTCAAAATGATGGTAGTTTTTATGATGGAACAAAAAGTCATGAATGGAATACTAACATGCCTTCATTAGGTATGCGACAATATACATCTTTTATGGCTGGAAATATTTTAGATGGTTCTGATATAATTACCCAAATTTTATCAGAAGGTGAAGATTATTATCAGGAAGGTGTTGAAAGTTTAATACGAGTAACTACTGCTTATTGGAAGTCTCAAAAAAAAGTAGGTCACGTTACAAAAATAAGTGAAGAAGGAGAAGTTACAAATGACATTATATCTGAAGATTATATAATTACAGATAAACCAATTTATGATACAAGATTATTTAAAAATAAATCAAAAAATAATTTACTCTTCGGAGAACATATTGATTGGATTTATATTAATGAGGTATGGGGTGGAGTTAAAATTGGACCAAATTTACCATCATTTTGGGGAATGAATAATCCAAGTGGATTTTCTCCTATATATATTGGTGTAGATAAAAATCATATTGGACCACTTAGGTTTCAATTTAAAGGAGATGCTTCATTATATGGATGTAAGTTACCTGTAGAAGGTTCTGTTTTTTCTGATAGAAATACAAAGTCTACAGCACTTATTGATTTAATGAAACCATATCAAATAGGTTATAATATAGTTAATAATCAAATTGCAGATATTCTAATAGACGAATTAGGAACTGTTATAATGCTTGATCAAAACTCACTACCTAGACATTCACTAGGAGAAGACTGGGGAAAAGGTAACTTAGCTAAAGCATATGTTGCAATGAAGAATTTTCAAATGCTTCCTTTAGATACATCTATAACAAATACAGAAAATGCATTAAACTTTAATCATTTTCAAAAATTAGATTTAGAACAAACAAGTAGATTAATGTCAAGGATTCAACTTGCTACTCATTTTAAAAATCAAGCATATGAAGTTATTGGGGTTAATCCACAAAGAATGGGTCAACAATTATCACAGACTACTGCAACAGGTGTTGAACAAGCAATGCAAGCATCTTATGCTCAAACAGAAATGTTTTTTATACAACATTGTGATTATTTAATGCCGAGAGTTCATCAAATGAGAACAGATCTATCTCAGTATTATCATTCTACAAAACCATCAACAAGATTAACTTATGTAACATCTGCAGATGAAAAAGTAAATTTTGAAATAAATGGAACAGATTTATTACTTAGAGATTTAAATATTGCTATAAGTACAAATGCAAATCATAGAGCTATATTAGAACAGTTAAAACAAATGTCCCTACAGAATAATACTACAGGTGCTTCTATTTATGATCTTGGTAAAATTGTACAATCTGATTCAATTGCTGCTCTCAATATGGTTTTAAAAGATTCTGAACAAAAACAGAAACAAATTAAAGAACAAGAAATGCAACAACAACAACAGATGCAACAAGAACAGATTCAGTCACAAGAAAATATTGAGAAAATGAAAATTGATTCAACAATGGCTGAAAAAGAAAAAGATAGACAAAGAGATATACTTGTTGCTGAAATTAGGGCAGCTGGTTATGGTTCACAATCTGATGTTAATCAAAATATGAATTCTGATTATCAAGATGCTATGAAAGACATTAGAGATACTGAACAATATCAAGAACAAACAGGTCTTCAAAGAGAAAAAGAAACAAATAGGATGACTATTGAAAGTCAAAAAGGAATGTTAGAAAGAGAAAAATTGCAAACTCAAAAAGAAATTGCAGATACACAATTACAGATTGCACAAGAAAATAAAAACAAGTTTGATATAAAATCTAATAAAGAAAATAAGTAGTTAGCTATATACTACAATTTTTTTTTTCAAAGTTGTAAATTTTTCAAGTTTAATTTGTATATTAATGTATAACCAAAAAACCAACAACATGAACGAACAAGAAAAAAATCCTGATGCACAGGTACTTGATTCTACAACGGTAGGAAAAGTAGATGTAAATATTGATGAAATCTTTGGAATGCCAGGAGCAGAAAATGTTATGCTACCACAAAATGAAGATGACAAACCAAAGTCAATGTTTCATAAAGAAACAATTGACACTACGTTCTTTGATAATCCAAATGCTACTTTAAAAGAAAGAGAGCAGGAACAAGAAAAAAAAATTGAAGTTCAAGAAACTATTGATGAACTAGATAACTTAATTTCTCAAGAAGAGGATGCTGGTAATAAAGGTAGACCTAAAGTTGATAAGTCAGGACTTTATGATCTAGCATCAAAAATGATAGAAGAAGGAGCTTTAGTAGGTTTTGATGATGATAAACCATTAGAAGAATATAGTACTAAAGAATTTAGAGAGTTGTTTGAAGCTAACTTCCAAGAAAGGGAAGATAAAATTAAACAGAATGTACCTAAAGAATTCTTTAATGCATTACCAGAAGAACTTCAATATGCTGCTAAGTATGTAGCTGATGGTGGACAAGACCTTAAAGGATTATTTAGAACTCTTGCACATGTAGAAGAAATGAGAGATCTTGATCCAACTGATGAATATGATCAAGCAGAAATTTCAAGAATGTACTTACATGCTACAAATTTTGGAACTCCAGAAGAAATTGAAGAAGAAATTACTGATTGGAGAGATTTAAACAGACTTGAACAAAAAGCAAAACAGTTTAAACCTAAGTTAGATGCAATGCAAGAAGAAATTGTTGTAAGACAATTAGCAGCACAAGAGAATAAAAGGAATTTGCAAGCAGAGCAAGCAAAGATGTATCAAGAAAATGTTTATAGTACACTAGCAAATGGTACAATTGGTGGATTAAAATTAGATAAGAAAGTTCAAGGATTATTATTTTCCGGACTAGTTCAACCTAATTATCCATCTATATCAGGGAAACCAACTAATTTACTTGGTCACCTTTTAGAAAAGTATCAGTTTGTAGAACCTAGACATGACCTAATTGCAGAAGCTCTTTGGTTACTTGCAGATCCTAATGGATATAAGAATAGAGTTAGAGCACAAGGAAATAAAGAAGCAGTTGAAAAAACTGTAAGACAATTAAAAACTGAAGAATCAAGAAAAATAGGTTCTTCAATAAATAACCAATATGAAGATGATGCTAGAAGACCTACTTCTAAATTTAATTCAAAAACACTTTCGAAAACAAATAGTATGTTTAGAAGGTTTTAAAATTTGTAACAATTAAAAATAAATAAAAAATGGCAACTCCAGTAATGAACAATGGTATATTCCTTCGGGATACAGCCTACCAAGCAAGTTCCCATGTGGATTCGTACCACCTGGTAAACATGTTAAAAGATGCTGAACCAATGGACTTAGGTCCAGTAGATCTATGGGCAATGGCCCAAAAGGTAGAAATGCCTTTATATCAAATGTCTTCATTTGGTGGAAAGAATGTAATTATGGTTGACAATGCTCGTGGAGAGTACAAATGGCAAACACCAGTTACAATTGATCTTCCATATATTGTAGAAGATATTGAGCCATCATTAGATTTCAAAGGTACAGATGGTACAACATTTCGTATTAAATTAAACAGACGTGAATTTGGACATGGTGATATCATCACATATGACAAATATAACGGAGTTGAGATGTACATTACAGATGAAGATATTCTTCCTGTAGGAGATGGTTTTATCTATACTGTACAATTAGTTAATAACGATAACTTTAAATTTCTTGATTCAAAGTACTTAGCTAATGGTACAAAAGTATTCCGTAAGGGTTCTGCCCGTGGGGAATATGGTGAAAGGTTCTCTGACATTACAACAAGAACAGGATTCCGTGAATTCTATAACTTTGTTGGTGGTGCAGAAGCTCACGTACATTATTCTATCTCATCTCGTGCAGACTTGATGATCAAAGGTGGAATGAATGCAGATGGTACAGTTCCTGTAACTGAAATCTGGAGATCTTTTGATAAAAATAATGATCCTTCAATTTCTTCATTAGAAGACATGGTTAAGGTAATGGGTAAAGATAAAGTTAAAAAAGCTTTTGACAATGGTGATTTATCACGTACATTCTTAACTCAAATGGAAGCAGCTCACTTAACTAAAGTTGCTACAGACATTGAAACTTATTTAATGTGGGGACAAGGTGGTCGAGTTCGTCAAGATGGTCCAGATGATATACGATTATCAGTAGGTCTTTGGAGACAATTAGACAACTCATTCAAAAGAGTATATAACAAGAATAACTTTACACTTGATTTATTCCGTGGAGAAATTTATAATTTCTTTAATGGTAAAGTTGATTTTCAAGGTCCAGATCCTAAACGTTCACTAGTTGTACAAACAGGTATGGGTGGAATGAGAATGGTAAATGAAGCTATCAAAAGAGAAGCTGTTTCTTCTGGTCTTTTAATTCAAGCTGCTGACATAGGAGCAATTACAGGAAAAGGAATGGACTTGAACTTTGGATTTGCATATACTTCATATGTAATACCTTTCTTAGCAAATGTAAAGTTTGTTCTTAATCCAGCATTTGATAATATTCATACTAATGATATTGAAAACCCAATCATTGATGGTTTCCCATTATCTTCTTATAGCTTTATTATCTTTGACATCACTGATAATACTAATGACAATATCTTCTTATTGAAGTTGTCTTGGGACAATCAATTGAAGTGGTGGTATCAAAATGGTACTATGGATTACATGGGACGTTCACAAGGATTCCAGTCTTCTGGTCAATTTAATGGATACCGTGTAATGATGTCTCAAACAATGCCAGCTATTTGGGTAAAA